GAGCAAATGGATCAAGTGCCTGCGTGCCTGGTGGTAACGCCGTTTCAAAACGGTGTGGGGCAGGGCGCGGGGTATCAGCGATTTCTGTCAGCGCCGAATGCGCTGGAACATCTCGCCAAAAAACTTGAGGACGCCAGCGACAGCGGGCGCCCGAGTGGGCCGCAGTACGCACTATCGATCCTGTTTTTGGCGACACGCCTTGAGCAGCTGGCCAGCAGCTTGGCGCGGTTCAATGCTTTGCTGCCGATCCCTGACCTGGTGCGAACCGAGCGCCGTGCGCAACACCTGGTGAAACTGGAAATCGAAAAGTGGGAGATCCCCGGCGCCGGCACGCTTCCGCGCTGGCAGGGTTTGCCGCTTGAACGTTGCACGGTGGTGAAAGCTGCCAAGCAGTCCATGGCGGGGCAGTTGGCGATGCTGGAAGGCTACGCGGCCGACAGCTCGCCGTTGGCCGATCTGGCAACGCTGGCGGCACGCAAGAGCGCTCAGCAACAGGGACGGGATAAGCAACTGGCTGACCTGAAAGACTCGCTGATCGGTGGCAACCCAGACGTCAGCATGCGCGCGCGGATGATTGGCCCAGGCACCGCCAGCGAATTGCGCCGCGAGCTGCTGGCCGGCGATGCGCCTGGCCACGAATGGATTCAATGCGCCGGCTTGCTGTTGGTGGGTAGCAAAGAAGGGCTGAGCTTCGTGCAGGAGCTGGTCGGCCTATGACGCTGCTACTCGACGGGCAAAAAGTCCAAGGCAAGAACCTCAAGGTCACGGCCAATCTGCGCATCGAAAGCGGCGACATGTCCGGCCAAACGAGTAACACCGACAAGGCTCACAAAGGCTTCAAGCCCAAGACGCTAGCCGTTTCGCTAATGATCCCCTTCGCGGATAAAACCCAGCTCACCGACCTGCTGCGCATGGCGGAATCTACCGCCGGCGGTGGTCAGCTCCATCTGTACCGGATTGTGAACGACACGGCCGAGGCTTTCGGTGTACGTCAAGTGGAGTTCTCCGACGGTGTCAGCGCTCGGGAGGCGGACACGCTGAAAGCCTGGCTGGTGCAATTCACCCTGAGCGAGCGCGAATCGAATCCGGAGAAAGTCGAAGGCCGGCGCGCCGGCAACAAGGTCACCGCGCAAGGCGCTCCCGGGAGCTCAGTCGGTGACGCCGGTACCGGCAACGGCGAATCAACCGGTAACGATCCCTCGCTGAGCGGCTTCGAAAAAGTGCTCGGGCGTGTGGACAAGTGGCTGGGCGGGAGTGAGCCGGCGTGAAACTGCACAAGATACTTTCGATCAACGGCGCGCCGATCGCACTGGTCAAGGAGGACGTGCGGTTAGACGCCACCAGCCCCGGCCGGGCGAACTTTACGGTTCAATCCTCGGTGCCGCTCAAAGGGCTGGTGACGCTGGATATTGGCTATAACGAAGGCACGCTGCAGCGACACTTCATTGGCTACGTCGAGCGCTGCACCGCTGCCAACGCGGTCGAGCAGGTCCTATTTTGCCGTGAGCTGGCAGCCGTGCTGGCCAACCCGCTGCCGCTGAATCTTCGCCATGTTGACCTGCGCGCCGTGCTGGCCGAGGTGAGCATACAAACCGGCTTGCGGTTTCGTGTTCCCGATCGACCATATGCCAGCGTGAAGTCGCCGTATTTCTACAGCCTCGCCGCCGGCTACCAGGCGATGGACAGCTTGGCCCGAGTGTTCCGCATTCCCGACTTCACCTGGCACCAGATGGGCAATGGCGAAGTGTTCGCCGGCAGGTGGTCCGATAGTTTTTTCGGCGCACGTGCGCCGCTGCAAATTCCCACGGAGCTGTTTGACGGCTACCAGGGCAACCAGAGCGCGATGGTCGCGGCCCTACCCGGGTTGAGACCAGGTGCAACGATCAACAACGGCGAGCGCATCACCACAGTGGCACTCGCCAATGACCAGATGGCTATCCGATGGACGACGCAATCCGCCGCGCTGTAGAGCGCCAATTCCCCGAACTCACCGGTGGCTATCACCTGCCGCGCTTCGCGCGCGTTGTCGCCGTGGCCGATGCGCCGGCGGACGCGGGACTGTGCGACGACTTCCGCCCGCGCTATGCCGTGGACATCGTCGTTCTCGGACCCGACGACGAACCTGATCCGGCCTTGCCGCCGCTTACCGGCGTTCCGTTGCCGCTGCCCACCGGTGGCGAGGAAATGGGCATTTATGCCTTTCCGGAGGAGGGCACGCGGGTTGTGGTGTGCTTCGCCTACGGCCTACCGAACAAGCCCTACATCCAATCGATCTTGCCGCACGGCCTCAGCATGCCCAAGGTGCCGAAAGGTGATCAGGTGTGGCAGCACAGCGAAGCCGTCCAGCAGCGCGTCGACGCTGACGGCAACTGGCTACGCCAGACCGATGGAACGATCCGTGATCAGGCGATCGAGCGCGAGGTCGAAGCCCTGGACAACCGCGAGCAGTTCCAGAGCCACACGCAGATGATCGATGACCACTCGACCGAGACGGTGGGTGGTGTAAAAAAGATTGAGGCGCTGGGCGCGCTGAAGTTGATGTCGGGCGGATCCGCGAGCCTAGCGGCACTGGACGATCTGCATCAGGCTACCGGTCGAGATTTGAACCTGGTTGTGGGTCAGAAGCACAACGCCGCGGTGGGTGGCGATATGCAGGAACGGATTGAAGGTTTGCGCCGTAGCGTGGCCGGCACAGAGCAGCGCCTGCAAGCTCCGAAAAGCTGGATTGGCTCAGAAAGTGTGAATCTGTTCCAGGTGTTTTGTGAATTGCTCGAGATAGTGCAACAGATGAACATTCAGATATCGACGCATACTCACGGGCCAACTCCGCCACCGAGTAACGCCTCCGCGTTCATTGGCTACGGGGCGAAAGCCTCTACGCTATTAACAACGATGAAACCCATCACTTTGTAGAAAAGGTTTTTGCCCGGTGGGGTGTGTTTTTTCGATGCATACACGTATTAAATCTGGGGCTATGATGAAGCAATGTTGTGACAAATGAGTCGCAATCAACCATCCCTTAATGGTGCCATGTATGCGAGTTAAGCAGGCAAAAAACCGACCTCCATTCGAAGCAGGAAAATTAGTTTCTAACGCGGTCAACTCCATTACACTCGGGATTGAAGATTTCAATGCTAGCCGAGCGGACGCGGGAAACAGTTTAAGAGCGGTATCTGCTGCACGAAACTTTTACGCCGGATTACTGCTGCTTTTTAAATTCAGGATTGCAATTACAACTCATGACGAAGAAAAGTCCGAAGGGCTAGTCTACGAGGCTGAAAAAATCCTACCTTTCGTTAACGCCCTCGGCGACATTGAATGGCGCCCTGTTGGACTAAAAAAAACCACAATTGACTACGCAGCTATCAAGAGCCGCTTTGAAAGCCTAGATATCAAGACAGACTGGAACTCCGTAAAAATCTTGCAGGAGTGTAGAAACGATCTTGAACACTTTAGCTCCAATCACTCAATGGCTGACATCGGGCGTTTTGTTGCGAATCTTTTTCCGTTATTACATCGCTTCATCGCTGACGAATTACAATGGGCTCCGGCTGAGCTTTTGGGGTCTGCTTGGTCATCAATGATTGAATTCCATGAGTTTTACAGCGCCACTCAAGAAAGGATAAAGTCCCAATGGAACAGTGTCGGCCTGCCAATTGACGCTAGCAATCTTCTAGAAGAATGCAGATGCCCTGTATGCAACTCAGGTCTGCTAGGAGCAAACAGACTCAACATAGAATGCAAAGTACCAGTGGACACATCAGACTTTCGGTATGAATGTGTCGAATGCCATCACTCTGACTCACTTTCGGAGCTTCTCGAATCTGAATTATCTCTTATTCAGGACTCAGATCCTTTTTCAGAGGAAAGCAATGTAGTTGAGTGTGACAGCTGTTTTTTTGTATTGTTTTCCCTCATCGACGAACACTGCCATTGGTGCGGTTACACAAAGACATTCCCACGCTGCAACTGCTGCAACTCCCATTTAAGCGAACTTGAGGCACGCCATGGATGTACTACATGCGAGCGTTGCAACGAGGACAATTATCTTCAGTACTTAGAGAGTCAGATGAAGCATGAGTAGGCTCACCTACTCCAACCTACACCACCATGACTGTGCATAAGCACAGCCGTCGATGAATTCGATACCGCTCAACACAAAATCGGTTACTGCCATCCCTGTCAGAGTTGTATCGAGCAGGGGCGGCAATGGATCCGGATCAAGCGGCATTCTCACCTCAACCCGAGCGACGTTTGCCGCCCTGCCTAACTCACGACATTCAGTCGAATTGACCATGACGTTCCTACGGATCGCCGGATAGCGGCGCCGCTCCTTCGGATGCAGCGCAACACCGCGTGAGCGCATGGGTGTGAGGAGTACATGCATTTTAACCCCTACTCATCAGCTTCGAGATCAAGTAGCGATTCAACTGCATAGGCCAACGCCGCGTCCGCTAACTCAAGCAAGTCACTCAGTTCGCCAGCATCGATCACCTGGCCCTGATGCAGGGCATGAGCCTGCCTGAGCAACGCTTTGTGATGGGCACCTGGCATTGCGAGCAGAGCCACCTCATCGCGAAGCATCAACCGCCATTGCGCAACTCCGCGTGGCCCTGGAGTTATGGCTCCAGCGAATTCTCTATTCATCGAACATGCCTACCCTACCGAGTAACTGTATATGCAAACAGTATATCGACAGGCGAAGCGCTCCACACCTGCGCGGCGACTGACGGCGAGGGACCTACCGAGCCGTGCGGACGGTGGACCTTAGAAAATCCCGCCGCTCATAAAAAAACAGCTGAAAAAGCACTTATCCCCCTCCCGCCGGCGGGCTCTGTATGTCATCTGAGTGCAAAAGAATAGGGTGGTATAGATATTCGCCCGTTCAAGCCCGCTGCAGGGGGAGGGCGAGATTGAGTAGTTGCACATAGTGCAAGTATTTGAAAAAAATTGAGAAGCTGTGTGCCACAGCGAAGTGAAGGAAGAAGCTAGTTCATGCACTCAAAGATGCGGTCGGAAGGGGGTAGGGCAAGAGAAATTACGGTGTTAAGGCATTTTTTATTTTTTGAAAAGGTTGGAAGTGAAGAGACGTGGGGGCCATTAACTGAGGACGGAAACTGCCTTTAAGCCCTTGTGGGCAAGGCTTCTAGGCAGATTTTTCAGTTTATAGCATTGCAAACGGTGTGGGTACGCTGCGACCCTCTCCGTTTCGCGAAACTTACCAAAATGAAAGCGCCGTTTTGCTGAACGCTGGGCTCAATCAACAGCCAAGATTTCGCCAGACTCAATGTAGCAATTCGCAATTGCAGCGTATGCGTACATGATGTCTTTGTCTTCTTGGGTGACCATTTTGGCAATAGAGTGCGGGTCGTCAGCTTCATCCAAAATATCTATAAGGAGATACTGCACGGAGCTGCGTTCTGCGTAGATCAGTACCCGATTCGACGTTTTCCGGCTTCGACGTTTGAACAGTTTCTTCCAAGCGCTGAGCTGTTCTACGTCGTGCAGGGGAACAAGATGGACGTGCATAAGTTGTGATTGAGGAAAATCGAGCGTAGGGGCTCTGTATCCCCCATCTTTCCCGAAGAAAAAACTTCCGAATTCGTCGCCTTTTTTCCAGTCGCAAAAGCGCTTCACGAAAGTGGCTTTCTGATTTCCCAAAGCGGATGCTAAGTCCGGGTGTACCTCAACCTGCATAGGTTTCCTTCCCGCACCTAATCCGTCCTTTCGCACCAACTCTTATAGCAGCGTGCGCCTTTTTTTGCTCAATGGGTTTCGCAAAGCTCTCGTTGGCTAGCGCCAAAAGCTGCCAAGCGACCCTTACGACTTTTAGAGCTTTGAACCGCACGCTCTACTGCTGGGCCGAAAGCTGCGTAATCAGCGGCTGACAGCTGCATTTCGCCGGCCACGGCTCTACGGCTCCGCACGACGACACTCTTCACCTCGCTCACCACATGGTGAGCCTTACGCTTCTTATGCATTACCTGGCCCTCCTGTGGGGCGTTGAACGGCTGTGGTCACTCTAGCATAGCTGCGTGGGTGTCTCAAATTTGGAGGGGGCCGATTTCGGTTGAGGGCTGGGAATAAGGTAATTTTGGTGATGTTGGAATAGAAACTGGCTGCAGCCCTTGCAGGACTTGGCTTTCCGCCATTACCTCAGAGGGTAATTTTAGGTAATCAACGAGGTAATATTTTCCGAAGTGCCCAGTTTTACTGGGTTTGGGGCTTAAAGAGGGTTACCAAGCTAAAAGGTAATCTTCAAACCTTATCCTTACCTAATTATTACCTAGATTCACACCCACGAAAGTCCCGGTTTTGAAGGCTCCAACGGCTTCCAATCTCCCACATTACCAATATTACCTTTTTCCCATGGTTCAACATAAAAACGCAAAAAGCCCAATGCGAACCGTTTTTACGTTCTGACGCGTTTTTCCTCTGGGACAGCCATGGGACAGATCTGGGACAGATTCTGGACAGACGACTGGCCTGCAGCCCTTATAAACCGGGGGGGTAGCTTCCAAAAATCGAAAACGGGTAGTTTCGAATCTCTCCTTCACCGCCAAATTTGAAACGACAAAACCCCTGAAAACGTTAAAGTTTTCAGGGGTTTTGCGTTTCTGGAAGCCAAAAAACGACTAATAAAACGAACCCGACTCAGTGTCGGTTTTTTTGTGTCTTGGATGGTGCGCCAAGAGCACAGCTCCCTCACCTTTTTCTCGCCAAAATATCTGTGCTATATCGCGGTTCCCCAATTCTGGTACTCGGAAAAGAACTCTGCCTGTCGGAAACGGAAAAGTCGCTCTTCCTCACACAACTCCGAGAATTTGCCTACAACCGCGCATTGAGTCTCTCGTTATCCTGATGCCGTACCAGTCTGCAGCGGCTTCATCAGGAAATACGTTTCCCGCAGAAAGCAGGCTTTCTCCTCGTAATTGCGGTTTGCCCCAGTTGCCCTACCATCGCGGTATCATGATCTAATACCATGAACAACAAACAGCGCGGCACGCTCAAAGCTATTTTTTCAAGGCCGGTCCCGAATAACTTGGAGTGGGTGCGTATGGAATCGCTCTTCGGCGCAGTGGGCGCCCAGACCATTGAAGGCAATGGTTCAAGAGTGCGCTTTGAATTGAACGGTGTGGTCGTGACTTTTCACCGGCCCCACCCAGACAAAGAAGCAAAGCCCTATCAGGTGCGCGACGCTCGGGCTTTTCTTGAGCAAGCAGGAGTCATCCCGTGAACGTAATGAACTACAACGGCTATGCCGCCCGTATTGAATACAGTGACGAAGACGGCCTCTTCGTCGGCCATATCGCCGGTATCAAGGACGTCGTCGGATTCCATGGTGAGTCGGTCGCAGAGCTGCGGAACGCGTTCCAGGAGGCCGTGACTGATTATCTCGATACCTGCGCCAGGCTCGGTCGCGCACCGCAGAAACCCTATTCGGGGAATCTCAGCCTGCGCTTGGCGCCAGCGCTGCATGCGACGGTCGCTGTAAAGGCGCAGCTAGCCCATAAGAGCATCAATCAATGGGTTGCAGACGTGCTCGATCGTGAGGTCCACGCGTAGTGGCGAAATCTGGCTCTCAGTAGAAGCTATACAAAACCCTGTCACCCGTCGAAATCTCCTACACGCCTCATTGACCCTCCGAACCGTCCCGAGTTTACTGTATGCGCATACAGTAAATTCACTATCAGGTTCGTATCATGAGCGTCACCATCCTCGGCCCTTTGTCAGGCGCGGGCGAAAAGCTTGCGCTGTATTCGTTTCGGATTCCCGCCGGTTTTCCTTCGCCTGCGGCTGATCACATTGAAAAGCACATCTCTCTGGACGAGGTTTTTGATATTCGTGCGCCGCACGTTTATCTGGCGAAGATCGAAGGCGAAAGCATGCAGGACGCCGGGATATTTTGCGGTGATCTGGTGATCGTCGATCGCAGCCTGAATGCCGAGCACGGCGATATCGTCATCGCCGGTCTCAACTCCGAACCCATCTGCAAGCGCCTGCACATGCGCGACAACACCGTCATCCTTCTTTCGGCCAACAGCAAATACCCGCCTCGCTACGTGATGGAAGGGGATGAGTTGGTGATCTGGGGCGTGGTCACTTACAGCGTGCGCGACCATGGCAAACCGTGA